GGGCCAGAATCTTTGGCACCAACGCTGCCCATGACCATGCCTGCACCACAAACCCGGTCTCAGGCACTCGGTAGCGCCATCCTCCAGGCGGGACGATATGTTCCTCAAGCAGCTTCGGCATAAAGTTCGTCGTACACCTGATTGGACTTCCTAAGCATGTCTTCCCAGCGGGCAATGCGAGGAGCAGACGCCTTGCTCTTGGTCACTTGGTTCGCCTTCTCAATAACCAACACGGCAGCATCCGCCAAGTCCGGCGATTTGCCAGTGCGCTTCTTCATGTCCTCTTTGCGCTCCACCACGATCTTGGCCTTGTCCTCAAACATGCGGGCGCAAAGCTCCTTGAGCGTGTCGTCGTCCATGCCGCCTAGACGCCCTTCCATGGCCCAGTGACGTGAGGAGAACCAAAGCTCCGTAACGCGGTTCTTGTAAACTTCCGAGCAGCGCCGGCTATCGGACTCGCTAACAGCCCTGTCAGTAGGAGCGCCGCCGAATCCTACGCGAGTGGGGGAGCCCCATTCGGCGGTGATGATGTCGCAAGTGGCGGCGCCTTCGCCAGTGCCGTCAACCGCTAGGTCCTCCGCTTCCACTCCCCGCTTCTTGCATTCCTCGATGCAGCGGCGGGCAATCTGAAAATGGACCGGCTCCTTGCTCATGGCACTGGGCCGAATCTCCACGGTCTCGTCAAAGTTTATGGCCTGCCGGTTGTCAGCCATGTAACCGAGGCGAGCGAACTTCAGCACAGCCCGGTCGCCACCGAATGCCGGGTCAAACCCTGCAATTTTGCGGGCGTCCCGCTCAAATACCACTGGCTTCCGCAGGTCAAACTTGTCGCAGATGGACTCGCTCAGCACGGTCTTCACCATGCCGTCAGGAGCCCAGAAGCCGCGCGTGTACTTCCAGAAGGTGGGCGAGTTCTCTCCTTCGTTGCGCTCTGCCCGCTTCACCTGCTCCTCGTCAATCAGGTAAGGATACAGCCTCTTTCCCGCTTTGATGTTGGGGGACTTGCACCCGTCGAACCGAATGCAGATTCCGCCTAGCGAAGTCTCCCATTCCTCGTCCTCCACGCTTACCGAAGTCCATCCCTCCTTGGGAGTGGCAAAACGGCCGTGCGGGTCAAACTTGCTGGCAGGATTACCGATAACGAGGAGCTTAAACTCGTTCGTTCCTTTCTGGAGGTTGGTGCAAGCCTCGAAGGCGGCTTCGGGCGTGTCGGTGGCTTCGTCAATGACCACGAACGTGCGCGGGGAACGGATACCTTGGATGTTCGCCACGGCCGCCTGGGTGTTGCCCTCCTTCACCGCAATGGCGCTGATGGAATGCTTGTCGTCCCCTCGCACTGCCTGAAGCGTGGTCTTGGAATCTACCATGTGGCCGGGGAAGCCATTGGACTCGCGCATAAGCGTCTGGATTGTAGCCCAGGCCCGTTTGCGGATCATTTTGGCAGTCGTGCTGGTGAGGATGACGGACGTATGGATGGGGTCGGCCAACCAGTACATCATGGAGAACAAAGCCGCCGCGTGCGTTTTGCCGCTTGCACCGCAGCCTGTCCAACACACAAAGTTGTAATCACAAAGGCTTTGCAGCGCCGTTTCCAGCCAAGGATTCCACGAAGTTTTTGGCCACATCAGGCTAATTGCCCGCCTTAGATGCCCGTAGCGCCCAAGCCCGCCAGCCTCTTGGGTGTGCCCGCGCTTGAAGCACCAAAGCTCCCACTCGATAGGACGCAGCGGGTAACGTGGCTTCAGGCCATACTGCTCAGGGATATACTCCGTGAGGTCTATTTCTTTCTTGCGCGGCATTGACGCTTGCTTTTTTAACGATAACGCTGACTCTAAGAGAAAGGCAAAACAAAATGCCCGCCACGCTAATTCCTTCCGCCGGCTGCTGCACAGTCGATGATCTTTCCGTAACGAGTGCGGTGCCCGGCCCGCAGGGTCCTGCTGGCGCTGCTGGCACCAATGGCACGAATGGCGAGGACGCCTTTACCACCACCTCCGCCCAGTTCACCGTGCCTGCCGTTGGCGCGAACGTGACTTTGACCCTCACGGACGCCTCGTTCGTTCCGCAAATCAGCAACGGCGCAGAGCTTTACCTGTCGGTGGGCAATGCCGGCTACTTCAAGATCGTTTCCAAGTCCGGCAACGACGTGGTGGTGACGAACCCGACTCTTGCCTCTGCGAATGCCGCCCCGACCACGGTGATTGCTTTGGGAGCCATCGTGACGGTAAGTGGGCCTCCTGGAGCCGATGGAGCGGACGCAGCGGGCGGAGCTCCTGACACCGCCACCTACATTATCCAGACCGCAAACGGGTCGCTTGGGTCGGCGCAAGTGCTTGGCTCGCTTGCCTCTGGCTACGTGAAGGTGACTACCACCACAGGCGTGCTGAGTAGCGTGACAGGCATTCCCGTGGCCGACGTGACTGGCAACTGGAACCTGTCCAACACGACTGGCACTTTGGCCGTGGCTCGGGGCGGGACCAACATCACTTCCTACACCGTTGGGGACCTCGTTTATGCGTCTGGTGCAACTACTCTTGCTTCTCTCGCTGATGTCGCTACTGGGAACGTGCTTCGCTCTGGCGGAGTGGGTGCGCCGCCGGCTTACGGGAAGGTGAACTTGACCACGGATGTTACAGGTGTGCTTCCTGTTGCAAACGGAGGTTCTGGCGCCGGCACAACTGGGCTTGTAAGGGCCTATGCCTCTGGTGGCCAGAACTTTGCTGGAACAAGCGCGGCTGTTGTTCAGTTTGGCACAGAGGATTACGACCCAAGCTCTTGCTTCAACAACGGAACGGGCGTTTACACTCCCGGAATTTCCTCTGGCTACGTGTCCATTTCAGCAACGATTCTTGGGTCTTTTGCAATCAGCGGAACGGACCGTTACAAGCTGTCCATTCGCAGGAATGGAACGATTCTTACCACAAAGTACCTGATTTTCCAAAGCGGCACTGTGGATCAATCCGCTTCGATTGACGGACAATTCTCATTCTCCGCAAACACGGACACATTCGACATCTACCTTGAGAACCTGAACGCAGCAGCTTTCAACACAGCAGCCACAGCACAAGGCACTTCATTCTACGCTAGGATCATCGCCTAATGAGCGAGAAAGCCCCAAAACGCTTTACTGACGGAGCCGTTAGCTTTGAAGGCGGAATGGACTCTGGCCGCGTGCCCAACCTAATTGGGGACAATCAGGTGGCGTTTGCGGTGAATTGCACGTTCAGGGGAGGCTATGCGAGCCAGCGGCCAGGATGGGAAAAGCAGGCTTTCACGGACGAAGACGGCTCGCCTTTGACGGGCATCTGGCAATGCGCCCGCGATTACATCGACGACGACGGGAATGTGTTCCTGATCGCGCTGATTGCCGGCCGCGTGTACCGCTGGAATCCTGAGACAGACGAGACAGACGAACTTACGTCGGAATGCCTCTACAACCCGTCCAACCTGCTGGACGGCTGGATGGAGCAGGCCGAGAACTTCCTTGTCATTCAGGACGGCCAAAGCGGTCCTTTGATCTTCGACGGCGCCACGCTGAGGAGAGCCCTTCCAACGGAGATTAAGGCGGGCACCGTCATGCGCTACGTGAACGGGCGCATCTGGTACGCGCTTCCGAGCGGTTTTGAGTTCAGGGCCACGGACTTGGTTTATTCCGATGGAACGCGCTCCTCAGTGCTGAAGGAGGCTGAGAACCAGTTCTTGGTTGGTGGCAACTTTTCAGTCCCGTCTGACGGTGGTCCTATCACTGCCCTAGCGGTGCCGGGCAACCTGGATACGAGCCTTGGACAAGGCCCTCTGCTTGTCTTCACCCCACGCTACGTGTTCAGCGTTCAGGCCCCCCTAGACCGCGATGCTTGGGCGAGCGTCAACTACCCTATTGTCGCCGTGTCGCTTGTAAGCAACGGTGCACTTGGTGCTCGCTCCACCATCACGGTTAATGGGGATGTGTTCTACCGTGCGGTAGATGGCATCCGCTCCTTCATCATCGCCAGACGGGACTTCGGCACTTGGGGCAACACGCCAATCAGCGGGGAGGTGGATTCGGTCATATCCACTGACAACTCGGAACTGTTGCGCTGGGGCTCGGCAGTCGTGTTCGACAACCGCATGCTGATGACCACGCAGCCTCAGAATGCTTGCGCCCTGAACGGGATCACGCACAAAGGGCTGGTGGTGATGGACCTTGAACTTATCTCCAACCTGCGCGAGAAGCTGCCGCCGGCATGGGAAGGGGTTTGGACAGGGCTGAACATCCTTCAAATCGTCAAGACCCAATCGGCCAACAACGAGCAATGCTTCATCTTCGCCCGCAACGAGGACAACGATTCCATAGAAATCTGGGAGGTAACGAAGGACAGCAAGTACGACCGTCCTGATTCCTCCACCCGCGTGCCTGTTCGGTGGGAAGTGCAGACTAGGGCTTTTGACTTTGAATCGCCGTTTGGCCAGAAGCGGATGGATAGCGGAGAGGTGTGGGTGGACCAGTTGATGGGCACCTCCTACATTGACGCCAAGTACCGGCCTGACCAATACCCAGGATGGATTGACTGGCACGGCTGGTCTATCGCCGCCATTACTGATGCCTGTGGAAACACTGGATGTTTGCCTTTGCTGCTTGGAAGCCCTCAATATCGCACGAAGTTGCGGCTTCCGCAGCCTTCTGACGCTTGCGATCCCATCCTCAAGACCCAATACCGGAAGCTCTACCAAGTCCAGATTCGCTTTCGGATGTGCGGCTTTTTCCGATTGAAGGGCCTGCGCGTCCATGCCTACGACGAGCCGGAACAGGTGGCCGGGCAGTGCTTGCCTTGCGAGACTCCTGCAAAACTCACGGCTTGTGATTTGAATCCTTTCACCTACTCCTCAAGCGACGACTCCAATGCCTGCGACGACGACTGTTAAACTGTTTGCGCCGACCATCCCGGCGGATGCGTGTTTTGACACGTATCAGGACTTGGCCAATGCCATTATTGGCGGCGCTACTGCCCAATTCAATTCGGACATCGGCAACACCTACTTCAACACTGGATCGTCCGCTCCTTCGGCCGACAACCGCGACTATCCTTGGCTGGACTGCAACGCGCACTGGTGGGTGTACAATGGCGGGTACTGGGTTAGGAAGCACCCGTATCAGGTGGCAGATGCTGTGCGGCTTGTGTGGGTTGGCGACACTAGCTCTCTCGAAAGTTTCGACGGCGGCAGCGCAGGCGCTGTCACGGATTTTACAGGGCCGATGTGGGAAGTGGACAGTAACTTTGCTGCCAAGTTCCCAGTTGGAGTGGGCACGTTCGCAACCAGCGGCACTATCAGCGTCGGACAGTCCACAACTAACACGGGCGTAAGCGGTGAGGACCAGCATTCCCTCACTGCCAACGAGAACCCGCCTCACACGCACGACTTGGTGCTCGACAAAGTGTCAGTCCCCGATACCGGTGGACTGGACCGCTTCCCGAACGGAGACAGTCAGGAGCAAGTCACGCCACAGACCTTTACCAGCGAGGAATCTGGCGACGGCGCTGCCCACAACAACCTACCGCCCTTCTACGGCGTCTATTTCATCAAGCGCACGGCACGTGTCTATTACACGG